TCCTGAAGTACCAGAGATAAAGTATTATGATGATGAGATTGCTTCCTTAAGAGAAGAGATAAATCAGAATGCTGCTGATATACCAGAGATAAAATATTATGATGAACAGGTAAATGACCTTGAGGATAAAATTAATGTCATTAAGGAATCTATTGTAAGTCTTCCTGAACCAAAGTATTATGAGGCAGATTTAGAATCTCTTAAAGAAGACATTCTTGCAGTAAAACAATCTATACCCGAATTTCCAAAGTGGGTTAATGAGGTCAACCAAGTACCAGATTTTTCTTGGATTGGTAAGACCTTTGGTGTAATTGATGATGACTTTAGTAAGGTTAACGATCATATCAGTGACCTTAAAGATAAGTTTGATGATGATTTAAATCATTTAACAGAAGACCTTGACAAGAAAGACTTTGAGAAAAGGGTTAGTCTTGATAAAGTAACTTCGGATTTAAAAGAAGCAAAGGATAAGATATACAAAGAATTAAAAGAGGCTGCACTATCAATCCATGATGCTAAACATGGTTATAAAAATGATGATAGATTACTAAAGAAGAATATACTTGGTAAATTAAATGTATTAAAGCAAAGAGTTGAAGAAGAAGTAAAAGAATTCAATAGAAAGAATACTGAATCAAAGGATATCTTTGATGGGTATTTTACTGCTCTGACAGAAGAGATTGAGAATCTTCCAAAGGTTAAGTATTATGATGAAGATATTAAGGAAGTTAGGAAAGAATTTAAAATAGGTTTAGATTCTCTTAAGGTTTTAGTTGAGGAGATTAAAGGTAAGCAGGAGGTCTTAAAAGAAGAGCAGGAAGTTTTAACTGAAGAAGTAAATAATCGTCCTATTCAACCAGATCCTGGTGAGAGTAATACAGACCCTCTTACACCAACTGACCAGAAATTTGCTACTCATGAAGATTTAGCAAAGCACTATAAGTTATTTGTTAATAGAGTTCAGCAGCAATTATATACCATCGGTGGCGGTGGTGCAGGGTTTATTAAAGACCTTGATGATGTAACTTTTGAACAGAATGATAATGAGTTATTAATCTATAATGCATCCACTTCTAAATGGGTTGGTATTGCAAGTACTGCATTATCTGGTTCTACTACATTAGATGAAGTATTGACCAAGGGTAATGTATCTGGCATTGGAATGAGTGTCGGTGTTATTACTGCTACTAATGGATATTTCACTGGTATCTTAACAGCAACTAATTTAAATTACGATAATGTAACGGACATATATTCGACTGGTATTGTTACTGCAACCAAAGGAATACAAATTACAACTCTTGGTTTAAATGTAGCATCTGGTATTTCTACACTTACGGATGGTCTTCGAGTTGGTTCTGCTGCAACAATATATTCTAATGGTAATGCAGCATTCTCTGGTATTGTAACGGCTAATGGTGGATTCGTTGGAGATGGTTCAGGTTTAACAGGTGTTGCTAATACAGATAATGTAGTTTCTACAACCTTAAGTGTATCAGGTGTTGTTACTGCGATAAGTGGACTTTATGTAGGAACTGCTGCAAGCATCTATGCTAATGGTAATATTTCTGCTGCGGGTATTGTAACTGCATCAAGTTTCGTTGGTAGTGGTGCTAACATCACAGCAATAAGCGGTTCTAACATTGCTTCTGGTACTGTTGCTGCTGCACGAGTTGCAACTCTAAACCAAGATACAACAGGTAATGCTGCTACTGCCACTGCACTAGAAACTGCTAGAGCAATTGGAGGAGTAAACTTTGATGGTACTGCTGCTATTAATCTTCCAGGTGTAAATGCTTCTGGTAGTCAAGATACAAGTGGTAATGCTGCTACTGCTACTATACTGGAAACTACAAGAGCAATTGGTGGAGTAAACTTCAATGGTTCTGCTGCAATTAATCTTCCAGGTGTTAATGAGTCTGGTAATCAGAATACTTCAGGAACTGCTGCTGGATTAAGTGGAAGTCCAACAATAACAGTTGCCAAAGTAAATGTTGGTACTGCAGCAACGATACATCCTACAGGTGGTATAACTGCTGGAATTGTTACTGCTACAAGTTTTGTCGGCCCATTAACTGGTAATGTAACAGGTAATGCATCTGGTTCCTCTGGTTCTTGTACAGGTAATGCTGCTACTGCTACAATCCTTGCTACGGCACGAAATATTGGTGGTGTATCATTTGATGGTAGTGCTGCAATTAATCTGCCAGGTGTAAACCAAGCAGGAGATCAAAATACATCAGGTACTTCTGCTGGATTAACTGGAACACCAAATATTACAGTAGGAGATGTTGTTGCTGCTAGTTTAGATATCTCTGGTGATGCAGATATTGATGGAACATTAGAAGCAGATGCATATACAGTCAATGGCACAGCATTAGATACTCATATTGCAGGGGTCACAGTAACCAATGCAACCAATGCATCTATAGCAACTAATGTTACTGCTGCAGATGAATCGTCAGATACTACTTGCTTCCCCTTATTTGTAACGGCTGCAACTGGAAACTTACCACCAAAAACAGGAAGTAATTTAGCATTCAATTCAGCAAACGGAACTTTAACCGCATCAATATTCAGTGGTTCTGGTGCATCATTAACTAACCTTCCAGGTGTTGCAACAGAATCAGATACTGCTGTTTCATCTACAAGTGCTACAACAGTCGCAACAATTGATAAGACTGCACAACGTGCTGCATTTGTAGATGTAGTGATTACACAAAGTTCTGCATATCAAGCAGGTAGATATGGATTAATACACGATGGAACAACTGCAACAATAGTTGAGGAATTTGCAATAGCAACAGGTTCTATGTTAGGAACCTTTACAGTAACAATAAGTGGTGATAATATGTTAATGCAAGTGAATATGGGAAGTTCATCTTCTGCTACAGTCACTGTTAAAGTCAACACTATTACAGTATAGTATTGAAAAAAACTAAATAATTAACGTATCGACATAATTTTCAACATGGGCCCAGCACAAATTGCTGCTTTAGAGAACTGTGGTATTCAGATCGAAGATGCCACAGGGGATATCAAGTTCCGTGAATTTGAGTTTATTGATGTGGTCAAACCAGATCCTATAAAGGTACCACAATCAAATATCCATTACGAAGACCCATTAAGAGAAGCAACCAAATTACCAAATTATAATAAAGTTGGAAATATTATAGATACATATTTGGCATGGAGAGGAAGTAACTACATGATAAAAATGTTTTTCCCTTCAGTCAAAAGACCATCACGGAAAGAAGTTCAGGACCAACTGCAGAAAGTATATCCTGGATCTAAACTGTGGAACTACCAAGTATCGGAACATGAACCTGGAGAACCAATCCTCCAAGTCGGAGGAAAGTAAAACTAAAGATTTAGAAAAGAAAGTAGAAGAATTAAAAAGAGCACTAGACCTACAACAAAGAACAATAGCACACGATAGAAAACACTTTGGACAAACTTATGAAATGATTTAATTATGAAAGTTGATGACATTTATCTTGGTAACCCCAATCTAAAAAAAGCAAACGTTCCCGTTGAATTTACACAGGAACAACTTTTAGAATATGTTGCATGTAGGGAAGACCCAGTTTACTTTTCTAAACAGCATGTAAAGATTGTTACTCTTGACCACGGTTTAATGCCGTTTGAACCATATGATTTCCAAGAAGGTTTAATCAATAATTTCCATCAGAATAGATTTAACATTTGTAAGATGCCCAGACAGACGGGTAAGTCTACAACATGTATATCATACCTGTTGCATTATTTGCTTTTTAATGATAGTGTAAATATTGGTATTCTTGCTAACAAGGCAGCAACCGCAAGGGAACTTCTTGGCAGACTACAAACTGCATATGAGAATGTTCCCAAGTGGATGCAACAAGGTGTCTTGTCTTGGAATAGAGGTTCATTAGAGTTAGAAAATGGTTCCAAAATCTTGGCTGCTTCAACATCTGCCTCAGCTGTTCGAGGAATGTCATTCAATATATTGTTTTTGGATGAGTTTGCATTCGTTCCAAATCATATTGCTGATTCGTTTTTTGCCTCTGTTTATCCTACTATTACTTCTGGTAAGTCTACTAAGGTTATTATTGTCTCGACCCCCCACGGAATGAATCACTTCTACCGTATGTGGCACGATGCGGAAAGAAGTAAAAATGAATATGTGCCAACTGATGTTCACTGGTCAGAAGTTCCTGGTAGGGATTCTAAATGGAAAGAACAAACTATTGCAAACACATCTGACCAACAATTTAGAGTTGAGTTTGAGTGTGAGTTCTTAGGTTCTGTTGATACATTAATTGCTCCAAGTAAATTGAGGAGTATGGTTTATCAAGAACCAGAAAAAAGAAGTGCTGGATTGGATGTTTATGTTGACCCACAAAAAGGACATGATTATGTAATTACTGTGGATGTGGCAAGAGGAGTAGCAAAAGATTACTCTGCATTTGTAGTAATTGATATAACAGAGTTTCCCCATGCTGTAGTTGCAAAGTATAGGAATAATGAAATTAAACCCATGCTTTTTCCAACTATAATTGATTCAGTAGGAAAGAAGTATAATAAGGCTTTTTTATTATGCGAAGTAAATGATATAGGAGATCAAGTAGCATCTATATTAAATTATGATTTAGAATATCAAAATCTTCTTATGTGTTCCATGAGAGGTAGAGCAGGACAGGTTGTTGGACAAGGTTTCTCTGGTAAGAAGACTCAACTTGGAGTTAAGATGTCTAAGACTGTTAAAAAGGTTGGTGCTCTTAACTTAAAAACTTTAATAGAGGAGGATAAACTCCTTTCATGTGATTATGATATTATGAGTGAGTTAACTACATTCATACAGAAAAGTAATTCATTTGAGGCAGAAGAAGGATGTAATGATGACCTTGCAATGTGTTTGGTAATATATGCATGGTTAGTTCAGTGTGATTATTTTAAAGAACTTACTGACCAAGATGTGAGAAAAAGATTGTATGATGAACAGAAGAATCAAATAGAACAAGACATGGCTCCATTTGGTTTTATGGATGATGGGTTGGATAGTGGTACAGTTGTTGATGAAAATGGAGATCAATGGTTTAATACAGATGAATATGGAGACCGATCTTATATGTGGGAGTATAGGTAGAACTGTTCATGCATCGTTCATCCATTTGTAAAGGTTAAAAACAATAAATAATTTCAGATTAAATCTGAGATTCGGAGAAAGAAAACATGGCGACTCCTCAATTATCTCCTGGGGTACTGGTAAGGGAGGTTGACTTAACAGTAGGAAGAGCTGATAATGTATTGGATAACATTGGTGCTATTGCAGGACCGTTTCCAATTGGACCTGTTAACGAGGCAACAGACATTGCAACAGAGAACGACCTGATTAATGTATTCGGTAAACCCAAGAGTACCGATAATCAGTATGAGTATTGGATGAGTGCATCATCATACCTTTCATATGGTGGTGTTCTTAAAGTAGTAAGAACAGCAGGAACCACTTTAAGTAATGCTAACGCTGGTGTTGGTGTTGGTTCTGCTACTATGACCAATGCTGGTAGGATTGATAACTATGATGATTATCAGTCAGACCATGTAGACCAATCTACATTTAACTTTGCTGCTAAGAACCCAGGTACATGGGCAAATGGATTAAAAGTTTGCTTCATTGATGATTACGCAGACCAGACACTTTCTCTAACAGAAGTTCCTGATGATGCAGTAGCTGGTTTCGGAGTATCTGTTTCTAAGTCTGATTTAGTTCTACCTGGTGCAGGAACAACTTCATTGTTCACAGGATATATTAAAGGTATAGTAACAGGAATCAATACAGCAACTAATACTGCTGATGTTAAAGTTGTTTCCAGAGTTACATCTGCAGGGGTAGAAACAAAGATAGATTATGAAGAGGGTGCAGGATATGCATCATTCCTTGCTGCAGATTCAGTCACATTCTTAAACAATAGTGGTGCAAAAGTTGGTGCATCTCATACAGTAAGCACATCTGCTGACTGGTATGATCAACAAACACTTGGTTTAACCAACGCAACAACTTATTGGAAGTCAATTGCTCCAAGACCTACTACTAACAAGTATTCACTTGATAGACAAAGTAAAGGAGATGGTCTTCACGTTGTTGTCGTTGATGACGATGGAACTATTACTGGTATTCAGGGTAATATTATTGAGAAGCATTTAAATCTTTCCAAGGCACTTGACTCAGTTTCTGCAGTCAATTCTCCTCAGAAGATTTGGTACGAGCAATTTGTTGCAGACTATTCAACACATGTTTATGCTGGTGGTAACCCATCAAGTGCTGCTGATGCATATTGGGGTACAACTCCTGCTGCTACAGGATTCACAGCTTCTGACGGAACTGCTGCTTCATATTCACCAATATCTACAGCAGATGGTCTTTGGGGACAGAATACACAGGGTATAACATTCAGTGCTACTGGTAATACTACCTATATTCTAACAAATGGTACCGATTATGCTGGTACTACTGGTGTTGGAACAGGAATGAAGGCAGAGCTTTCAGACCTAATGACCGCATATCAGAAGTTCTCTAACAAAGATGAGATTCAGGTAGACTATATCATAATGGGTCCAGGATGCGGTGAAGAGTATAATTCACAGGCAAAAGCAAATTATGTAATCTCTCTTGCTAATGCAAGAACCGATTGTATGTCATCAGTTGGTCCTCATAGAGCAAGTATTGTTGGTGTTACTAATGATGACACACAAACAAACAACTTGATCGATTACTTCAGTACATTATCTTCTTCATCTTATGCTACATTTGATAGTGGATATAAGTACACATACGATAGATTCAATAACAAGTTCCGTTGGATTCCAACTAATGCTGACGTTGCTGGTCTAATGGCTCGCACATCACTTAATTCTTATCCTTGGTTCTCACCTGCTGGACAGCAAAGAGGAATCTTGAATAATGCAATTAAACTTGCATACAATCCAACCAAGGCACAAAGAGATAGGTTATATCCTGCAAGGATTAACTCAATCATAACTCAACCAGGAATTGGTACTCTATTATTTGGAGACAAGACTGGTCTTGGATATGCATCTGCATTTGATAGAATTAACGTTCGTCGTTTATTCCTTACAATTGAGCAAGCATTGCAGAAAGCAGCAGAAGCACAGCTCTTCGAACTCAACGATGAG